ATGACATCTAATTATGAGAACTATGCTCTACCTAGAACAGTAGAAGATCCAGAAGAAGAATGTAGAGATTGGTTCTGGGGAACTCTTGGTGAAGATGAGGTTTATCCTAAAGAGTTCCTTGAATATCTGCTACAAATGGTGGAGGATATTGAACTCGGTAAAGTAGAAACATATTCTATGGATGAAGTAATGGATAAAGTGCGTGACACTTCAGAAACTGGCACACCAGAAGATACTGAAGAGTCTTGATGCCTTATAATATTCATATCTGAAACGCCCCTATGACCCTCAAAGAGAAGAAGGCACTACTCAAACTCCTTGAACAGACAGGCACAACCTGTATGGATTGTGGGCAGAAGTATGGTGTCTATTCAGTCGGTTGTTCATCTGTCTGGAATGGTAAATGTGGTGTATGTGGTGAAGAAAAACGGGTGACTGAATCCCGTGACTTTGCTTACTTTATTACTGGTATTCGCAAACTGAAACTGGAGATTCAAAATGAGAAGAGTAACAGTCAGACCCAAAAGCAAGAAGGCTAAAAACCGCCTTGCGAATATGATGGACAACAACCCTATCTGTATTGTGGAACAGGACAAGGGTGATGGTATGCTGTTTCTCGCATCAGAGAACGGCAAATACTTCTTCTGGGTGAATATCAACGATTTCTGGGAATGTGATTGGGAGGTAATCTAATGAGATTTCGTAACATAGAGTTCCGTTGGAGCAAATGTAACAACAAGTATGAACTCGTCAAGTGGTATACTCACAACTCTGGTGATAGTTGTTATGTCGTTGCCTTCTTCAATAAAACCACAGAAGGTTATGATATGGAAACTGTGGGTGATCGGTTCTTTGAGGATAAAGATGCTTGGGTTGTGGGTAAGTATGGTTTGGAATTTCTAAATGCTATCTTTCAGATTGAACAAGATGAAGAGGAACTGAAATGACTCATCCTGCGAACGATTGGGAGTGGGAAGATACTGCCGAAGTCGCATTTCAGGAATGGTTCAACGGAGAGTATGGTAACTTTACATTCCGTTGTGAATGGTTCTTTGGTGATTGTGAAGTGGAAGATGTGAATACTCGTAAGGACTTGATGACCAAATGGTTGCATTCTGCCTTCTTGACGGGCTATAATACTGGGAGATGCTCCAACTCTTGAAACTCTTACTCTTGGAACCAAAGCACCTGAAATTAAACTTGAAATAGAAAAAACAATGGATTGCGAACCATACCCCGATGAAATGTTTGAAGAAGCAGAGCGTCGTGAAAAGAGTAATCGTGTTCTTCAACGATATAATGACTTCTACAATCTGGAATGTTCTGGACTTCCTCACGGAACACCAATCACACCAGAACATCAGCAAATGATTACCCTACAATCTATGATTGATGCTATTCGTTGTGAATATCTCAATCGTGAGTATAATGAGATTGCAATTACTGATATTGAAGATTTGATCCAACGACTTGATGAGCAGGCAACTGCATTTCTTGAACGAGTGCAAGAATTTAAAGATAGTGCTGATGGTGTAGCATAATGAACCTCACATACAGACAACTGATTCTTTTGACAACGGCTATCACCCTGTTCTATGATGAGGTCGCAAAGACTTCTACACCTGAAATGAAACGGGAACTTATGGAACTTGGTGAGATTATTCAAGATGCTGCGATGAAAGCAAAATGACTAAATTAGTAAATTGGACTGAAAATCCAGACGAAATTGTGTTGGAAGAGGTGGAAATGTTTCATTTGGAAAGTATGAATGAACGCAGTCTGTGGGTGGGCATTTACACACAAGACAAAAAGATTTACCACTTGAATATTCACGCAGATGGTGATAAACTACGTTATTATTGGAGCGATGAAACGCCGTGAAACATCAACAAAAGAGAAAAAGACATACTAATCATTCCATAAGTAGTGGGCAAAGTGTGCCTTGGGCAACTTCTAAAATTTTTACAAGTGTTTATTGTAAGCATTTGGATGTTAGGGGTCCTGGATTTACTGAACTCAATAAACCAAAGAGTGAAGTAAAACCAACAATATTCAAAATTATTAAAAGTGATGAAACGCCGTGAGATTTGAAAACCCAACAAAATGGGAATACTTTCTTGATGGTTTTCGTTATGTCCTGTATATTCTTGACTGTTATGATGATGGTGATGAATGGGGTTATGGTGAGTTCTGGGTGAGTTTGAGTATTGGTTGGTTTCGGGAATACATCTATCCTTATGATGATCCATACAATCTAACCATTAGTCCAGAACGTAGGTTGAGATTAGGACAAGAACCAGAAAGGATTATTGTATCCGCAGAAGCATATGATGAACTTGTGCGACGAATCAATGAACCACAAGACCCTGCTGTGGTGGAAAGAATTAAAGAACTTATGAATCGTAAAGCACCTTGGGATGATAATGATGAATAAGTATGCGGTGATCTTATCATCTCTTGTGGATGGTGCAACTGTAAAAATACAGTTTCTTGCAAATAGTGAGATGACTGCTCAGCAACTCACAACTTATTATAAATGTAAAAGTGCCACGATTAGTGATGTGGAGGTATTCCCATTATGACTGAAAAAGACAAGATATTCTATAACGTCTGGTGCTGTGCCTATCGTCGTAGGTATGCTGCGAAACTCAAACAAGACTGGGAATTGTATAACCGTGAACACCAAACTTTACTAATGTGCCTTAAAATAGCAAAGTGGGTAACATTTGACACAGAAAAACCACAATATCTAAAATGACTTGGGCAGAATACATCTTTCAACATCTCATTCCTACTTGGTTTCATTCTTTTGGATGTAACTTTCGCATGTGGGCAGATTTGATGACTGATAACTTTGAGAATTATGCTCTACTCAAAGATGATGATCCATTTCAAGAGTGTTATGAGTGGTTCTGGACTTCTATTAACTTGGATGAAACATATCCGAAAGAGTTTCTTGAGTATCTGCAAAAAATGGTAAAAGATATTGATGCAGGTAAAGTAAAAACATATTCGTTGGAAGAAGTCAAAGAAAAGATAAAAGAATGGGGAGAAGAAAATGATGACGATATTTGATTTGTTTCACGATGAACGTCGTTATGGTTGGATAGTGGATAGTCGCTATCAATGGATCAATATGCTCACAAAGATGCAAAAGAACAAACCACAACGATTTGAAGAGTTTCAGTATTCGCAAGCAACCATTTATCATCATATAGATAGACTAAACCAGGAGCAAAACACCTACGACTAATGAGCGAAGTTCAATTTAAGAAGCACAGAGTATTTCGTGAAACAGAAGCAGTTGTATTCTATGATATTTCTGTAGATGGTTCTAATGCACAAGACCTTGTGTGTCACACTGGACCTGCAATTAGTCCTCCTGATGATATTGTAGGAGCGAAGCAGTTCTATATTCACTACCACCAGATAGATCACAATCGTGTTCTGTCTGGACTTCGCACATTTGAGTTAGTCAATCCTGAGTGGCGTTATCCATATCACATCGTTCATCTCAATCGTTCTTCTGGTGCATTAGTCATTCCTAAACTTACTTTTCATCGTTCATACTCTGGTGCAGATGGTTCGATTGTCATCAACCAGGCAATTCGTGATGATGAGTTTAATCCAGAGACAGAGTTTATTCCTGTATCAGCAGCAAAGAATCCTGATCTTTATCACATTCTTGCACATGAAAAACCAGCCATTCATACACTTGGAGAATAGTTATGGGTATGTTTGATTATGTTCGTTCTTCATATGATTTAGGAGAACAATTTACAAACGTTGAATGTCAAACAAAAGACATTGAAGAATATGGCATCGGCGGCACGATGAGTCATTATTGGTTAGATCCGCACGGATATTTGTATTATATTGATTACTGGCAAACTGCTGACTTTGTGGAACTCAAAGAAGGTGATGAGAGTTATAATGAGAAGCAAAAACTTTTTAACTTTCAGTGGATTCCTAACGGTAATCACGGTAAAGTAACTCCGTGGTATCTGACGAAATATATTGAAGTTTATCCATCTGACTGGAAAGGAGAGTGGAAAGATTGGCCACGGTTGCGTTTGCACTTCAGGTATGGTAAACTTCTTGATTATGAGGATGTGACTGGACGATGAGTGAACAAATGAAACTCATTCTTGCTTTACAACAAATTGATAATCTTACGTCTCTTTTGCAAGAGAATGAATACCAAAAGTTTTTACACAGTCACCTGATTCAAATCCAAGTTGAACTCAAAAGGCAATTAAGTCATTATGGATAAACAACTAATTGATGATGCTTTCTATGTGGAAGAAAAGAAATGGGGAACTTGGCAATCGCATTATCCTGACGGAACTGGTATTATCACTTCACTGAATGAAGAAGAATGTATTCGTTCAACTCGCTGGTATCTAAAAGAAAAACAAGAATCTAAATATGCTGGCAATTATGATGGACCACTCTATGCACCTCATCCAGATTTGAAAAATGAAACTAACACAGAATCAGCAGATGTGGTCTAATATCTTTCGTTGTGCTGTTGAGAGATCTAACATTTACTTTAAAGAAAAAGATCTTGATAGACACGCAAGAGAGCACACAACGGTATCATTAGCACTTCAAAAAGGTGATGAGTTTTGGAGAGAACTGCTATGAATTATCATGTTCTTGATGAAACAACTCCATGGTATGAGTGGTTGTGTTATTGTGAAATCTGTCATCAACTAAATGTTCCAGGACAACCATCTTTAGGACGTTTTATGGCATATCGTAGGTATCTAAAATCGGTAGGTTTGTTATGATTAAATTGATTAAATGGTTTTTCAGACCATCAAAAAAACCAATTGTGGAAGATATTGATTTGTATGCTAAAATTGTTGAGATGGAGAATCGCATTGCAAAGTTAGAAGAAGAAAATGTAGAAACATCCAATACTCTTTATGAATTAATCAATTCTTTAGATGCAGTTGATGCTCGCATAGATATATTGACTTTAGAGAATTGGACTAACAAAAATGTACAGTGACCTCAATGACTTTGAAAAAGCACTTGCACACTTTGGTACAAGAGTGGACATCATTATTGCTCTTGAAATGGGGAACAAAATTGATGCTACCGCAGCATATAAAGAAATTAAAGAAGAACTCAAAGAACTTAAAAGAGCAAAAAAACAATACGGTAAGGATCTGTAACAAATGTCGTGAGACCAAACCACTTGACGAACAACACTACCAGCGTGTAAAATGCTTTCGTAGTGGGTTGTCTTACTACTGCAATGAATGCAACAAACCTAAACCAAGAGAAGATTGATTATGGACTACAAAAAATATTCGCTTGAAAACTTGCAGAACTGGGTTCATGATGCAATGAGTAGTGATGCATCACCTCACGAAATCTACTCTGCAATTCGTGAAGCAGTTCGTGAAGACTATTATTATCATAAAGATTGTATTAGTCGTGCTACTGGACTTCTTGAACTGTTGAGTGGTCATCGTCCTATGAAGAATGAAGATAAAATTTTAAAGTGGCAACTTCCTGTTGAAGAAGATAGTAACACTGGTGAGTATTTTGTTTCATTTCCAGACGATCTTCTAGAAGCAGCAGACCTGAAAGAAGGTGATCAAGTATATTGGGTAGACAATGGTGACGGAACCTGGATAATTCGTAAAGTTACAAAACCTCTTGGAATGGATGAGTGCTAGTGGCAGATCTTTGGATGTGGCAATTAAAAGCAATTGCACCTCTTGTGGGTGGACTTTGTTTTTCTAATTTTACACAAATGCAGGGAGAACTCTGCAATATTAGACAACCAGCGGATTATGTGGTAAAATATGATAAACAAGATCCAAAAGATGCCTGTTATAGAGATGGCATCTATTATCCACGCTGCAAAGACTTAGAGAATCCTGAAATTTTGCGCTATCACAATTTACTATACAAAAATGGCTCTGTCTAAACAAACACTTGATCATCTTTTAGAAGCAGAATCACATCTTCGTGCTGCAATCAAGTCTGCCGCTACAAATGAGAAACCACTTGTAGTTCAACAACTCTCTAAACTTCTTCTTGATATGGAACAATGCAAGAAGTTTGAAGAGATTATGGATATGTTGGAAAACAGAAAACCCGGAAGTCGTGGTAGTTTTGGTTCGTTCTTTGATGAAGATTAAGAAATACAACCGTTTAGTCGTTAAATCATAGATAGACAGAGATTTTTACAACACGATGAAACGTTTAATGAGTCGTCAAATGTTAGAAGAACTCATTTCTCTTGTGGAACCACACAAAGAAGAACATCCAGAACTTTACAAATATCTAATGCTCACTTGGACTTCTTGCCACTATGATTCTACACTATACGCTTGTAATCTATCAGGTGCAACTTGTCTGCAGTGGCATTTAAGTGAGTTCAAGGATTAAATTAAGAACTTTTACGCAACTCTAAAGACATTATTAAGAAACCACACAAGTGTATTAAATACTGTTAGGATAAGCACACAATATACGGGATCTATGACTTCTTCAGCAAGAAAAGAACAAAAACTTACTGATGCAGAGTTTAATGAAATGACTGCACTCAAAAATGCAATCAATCATGATATTACTCAAGTTGTGCCCGAAAAAATGGAAGAGTTCACTGCATATCTGGTCAGGAGTTTAAGAGAAAGAGGTGGTTGACAAACCATCTGACTTGATATATAATGATTTTAGAATACAAAAACCAATGAACATCAAAGCAGTTCTACTTGCTAGTCTGATTGCAGCACCAATTCCCGCATTTGCTCAACAGACTAACATTTACCAAACCTGCACCAATTATCAGGAAAACTACAATCCTGGTTATTATGATCGTTACGGTAATTATGTGCAAGGAAACGTAAATACTCAACGTTATAATGTTCAGTGCGGTACAGGAACATATTATCGTCCGAATAATGGCGGTGCAGTTTATGAGTCTCCTGTTAGTGCTCCTGTGCAACAACCATATTATGGTAGGCGTTATTGTTCTCCATCTAGAACTGTTCTTGGTGGACTTCTTGGTGGTGGAGCAGCAGCAGCGATTGCAAAACAAGATTCTTGGAGTTGGGCAATTCCTCTTGGTGCAGTTCTTGGAACTGGTGTAGCACAAGCAGGTTGCAATTAATTAGGGGGGACGCTTAAAGTGTCCCTAAACTATAGGATGATTTTTGATGACTTCCCAAACAACAGTAAAAACTTGGTTTTACATTTTGTATAACCACCATACAAAATTATTTTTCCTTGGACAGGCAAAAGATTCAAGGAAAGATCAAAGGCACAAAGATCCTGATTACACAAAACTTTTGGGAACATGGAATTTGCTTAAACAAAAGCATTCCACTCATTGGATTGGCATTAAACAAGAAGGGGCACATCAAGATAAAAAAGTTCACCCAGAACTCAGAAAGTTAAAAAATTGTATATCAAACAATAGTGGTCAAGGATCTAACGAATGTTTTATTCTTGAAGGTTATACTCTGACTCGAATTATTGATGTTTGCAAAGATATTGTAGAAAAAATCTTCAACGAGACTGTAATTGAAAAAGATGCAGTCAATCTTCGTTCCTATCAAAAAGAGTTTGTAATTAAGATTGCATCTGCTTGGGAGAAGTATAAAAACTTTCTTCTCTTTGCAAAGTGTCGTGCTGGTAAGTCTGTGATGACTTTGACTCACGTTGTTGAGGCAGGATATAAACTTTCATTGGTTGTTTCCCGTCTTAATTCTCCCGCACAATCTTGGCAAGAAGATCCAGAAAAGTATCAAAACTTTGACAATCTTCGATTTGTTGAGGTTGGTGCTAAGAATTGGAAAAATGATGTGCTTGCTTATCTTGAAAACAAAAAACAAGTTATTCTTTATTCCACGGTACAGTATCTGTCCAAAAATCCTGACTGTCTAGACAATCTACCTATTGATTTTCTAGTTTTTGATGAGTGCCATATTGGTGGGCAAGCATCGGAATTTGTTGAACTTCGGGAACAATTTGATTGCAACTGTCTGTATATTTCAGGCACTGCATTTGATTTGATTGAAGACTTTAGTGTTGAAAATAGTTTTGTTTACTCTTATTTTGATGAGCAACTTCTTGCTAAGAATGAGGGCAGAAAAGCAGGTAGATTGATTATTGTGCCAGTTGAATATAATTGTGCTGAGAAAAACAAACTCTTTGGTGAAGATGTAGCAGATTCCATTGAAAATGTATTTCTTCTCAACAAAGATGAAAGCGATTTCTTGTATCCATTTCTTGTGAATGAGTTTATTTCTAAGTATCTCATTCGTCCTAAAAATGTTCTGCCTGGATTGTGGTCATTACAAAACAGTAAGCACATTTATGCTGCTTTACCATCACAAAAAGCGTGTGATTTGCTTGTAAATTACATTGAAAAATCAAATTGCATTTTCACTCCTCTCTCTTGTCATTCTGGAACCAAAGTAACTCCTGATAGCATCAAATCACATCTTGAAAGATATGAATATACAATTTGTTTAACCGTGACAGCAAATGTTCTTGGAGTAACTGCTCCTTGGGACACGATTATGATGCTGAATAATGGTGAGTCTGCTAAAGAATACACTCAAATGATATTCCGTGGTGGTTCTCGTTTAAATGCGGAAACCAATGAATGTTTGGACTGGTTGGTCGTTGATTTTTGTCCTGACCGTTGTATTCGTGCAATCAAAACTTATTATGCTTTTACCACCGAAAACAATCCTGAACTTGCTGAGTATGACGTTTTAAACTTTATTTCTCTTTTTGATCATGACACTGGATTTTCTACTCCACTGAGTCAAGATTATGTGGATTCTTTGTTGGTTGTAAATCCATCAGGTATTCGTAAGATCTTGACCAATACTTACATCAATCAATCAAAATTGATGGAAATGTCTTTTGATGACATTAAGTATCGTTCTTTTGAGAGTAAAAAAATCTCTTTTGAGAAAGTAATCAATGCTAATGGTGCAAATGGAAAATCTGCACTCAGTCGCATCTCAAAACAGGACAGAAAAGATGCTGAAAATGAATTGCAGAAAAAGTATCAAACTATTCTGAATCTTCTTAATCGTTTTCCTGAAGTTATTCTTCTGGAACAAATTGATGGCAATCGTGTCCGCAATTTGACTAATTTGATCAAATCTTCTCACTTTGAAAATGTTCTTCAAGAAGAACCCAACTTTATACAACAACTTGTAAACTCTAAAGTTATTAACACCAAAGACTTTAATGATCGTATCTTTCAAGCAGATATGAATCTTGCAGTTTGTCTGAATAATGGTGGAGTTGAAGAGGCACTACGAGAGGTGTACACTTCTGAAAGTGAACACGACTCTATTCCTGCCCCTCTTCTTGACGATATGATGGAAACCTACGATTTGATTCCACAATGACCACCTACTTCTGTCTTTCTGATCCTAAAGCAACGACTGCTGCTAGGTGGGTAAATAAGTATAACATTCCAGCAGAAAATATTCACGTTCTTGATACTGAACCTCAGCATCAAAATTTTATTCAATCCGTTTCCAAATATATTAAATTTAATCATCACTTATCATATGAGACTGTTCCAGATATGATTGATTATGCGGTAATTAACCCACCATTCAAGGGTAATGAACACTTAGAACATTTGTTGATTGTTGCATCAAAAGCAAAAAATGTAGTGTGTATTCATCCTGCTGGTTGGTTGTTTCGCAATACAAAAGATATTGAACGTCGAGTCAAAAGAGAGATTGGTAATCGCGTAAAGTCTCTTACTATTTGTAATGGTAACACCAAATTCACTAATCACGAATTTCAAACTCCCTGTGTAATTACTGAACTTGGAGAACCACACAACAACGGATTTACTCTACAATACGACAAAGAATTGTCTGATTGCTACACTGGGGAAAAATTTCATTTTACATCGTTTGATGACATTCCCCGTGGTCTGTGGGAACCTAGTGAAAATCATCTGAATCTTGTGCAAAAATATGAAACACTAACTCAAAGCAGCAGTCTATTTGATAGGCGCGTTCGTAAAGGTGGGAACTACAAATACTATGTTTCTACTCCTAATCTTTGTGGAGATGGTCGTTCTAAAGACGCAACTAAATTGGTGAAAGATGATTTCTTCACATTTTTCTATTCGGTGTCCTCTTTGAGGAAGAGAGATAACAGTGGGCAAGTTCTTTATTGTAACTCTGCAGATGAAATGACCAATTTGATTTCTTATATGTCCACTAAAATTGCGCGATTTGGTCTTTCGATCAATAAAGTATCAGTCAATCTTCCTGTATCTTCTTATTGGAAAAATGTCCCACTTCCTCCGTTAGATCGCTCTTGGGATGACAATTCTCTTTGTGAGTATTATAATATTACTCAAGAAGAGTTTGAGTATATTAACAAGTTTATTCCTGATTTTTATGACGAAAAAAAACTTACATAATTTGAATATCGGGTCTCAAATTGAACGATCCGACGAAAGAATAGACAAAACAGGAGAGGTATTTACTCCAGAGAGTTTTGTTGAAACAATGATTCAAAATATTCCAGAAGAAGATTTCATGAATCCAAATTTCAAGTTTATTGATAACTCTGCGGGATCTGGTAATATACTTTTAACTCTTAAAAAACGTTTGCTTAAATATCATTCTGAACAACATATTTTAGATCATATGCTCTATGCGGTAGAGTTTATGGAGGATAATCATCAGGAATTATGTGAAAGATTGGGAGTCTCTACAACTCACCCCCATTATGTTTGTGCTAACTCTTTGCTCTATGACTACAGTTTTGGAGAACCACAGGGAGTTGAGCGTTTTTCTGTTGATTGAAAGGGGGGACGCCCAAAGTGTCCCTATAGTGTAAGAACTCTTTTTTTATGGCAACTCGCGCTCGCATCGGTCTTGAACTTAAAGACGGTTCTGTTCTGTCTGCTTATCATCATTGGGATGGTTATCCTGAATGGTTGGGTCGTATTCTGAAAACTCACTACAATAGCAAAGATGCTGTTATTGAACTGATTGATGGTGGCGACATGAGTTCTGCTTGGACTAATGCTGGTTGGAGTAATGAAACTGTAGAACAAGGTCCGTTGTATTATTCTTCTCGTGGTGAAGATACTCCTCCTCGTCATGATGCTGACTTGTGTGAGTATCTTCTGCCTGCCAATAGTGAAGAATACGCTTATGTCTTCCGCAATGGTGAGTGGATCTGCTATAATCTGAATCAGTTTGATGATAGCAAACTGCCTGAAGTTGTTGAGATTCCCTCTGGAGCACTTGCAGTATGACTAAAACTGAACGCAAGTATTTGATTGCTATTCTATTTGGTGTAATGACAATCGTCGGTTGGAATATCTTTTGTATCCAACGCGATGAGCGAATGTATGATGCTTACTATCGCTCAAAAGCGATGGAAAATCTCAAACGTCCTCCCAACACTAACGTCATCAAATGAACTTTACTCCAAAACAAATTAGTATTCTTTCTATTGCTCTAACTATGTTTTATGACCAAGTTTGCAAAGATGGAACAACACAACAAATGAAAGATGAGATACTGCAACTATCTGATTTGATTGTTAAATCAAAATGATTGAGTTTCTCATCATTTCAGCATCAGTTGCATGGATGTTCTTTGCACTATTTTCCAAACACTTTGACCACCTAGATGAGCACAAACGCAAATGATTTCTGATCGCATCAAAAAACTGATTGAACAAGCAGAAAGGAACAAAGCAGCAGAAGAGTTTTGGAAGGAAGTTGAACGTGAAGCAGCACGACTTGAAGTGACCTGCGAATACTATTTGGCCGAATTTTATTAGTTCTATTGACAATCAACAACCAATCATCTAAACTTAAGAGGTAATTTACAAAGACTAATGGCAAAGTATCTTTACATCGTTGATCACTATGTTCCGTTTCCAAGTTCAGAATACGGTGGACTTTGGAATGTAGTTGCAGAAGATGATGATGAGTGTTTTGATCTCATCTCTGCAGAGGATAATGGAGGATTTTATGAGCAGTATTACACTGATCTTAAAGAAAATGTTCTTAATGCCCGTGTGTATCAACTAGCAGAAGATGTAGAATCTCGTGTTATTGAATCTTTTACGACCTGATGAAACTTTCCACCAAACTTATTCCACAGTTTCTGCATCAACCGCCAGAAGGAATGTTCTATGAAGTTGATGAGTTTAAGCGTAATGTGTTTCGTATTTGGATCTGCTACATCAGAGAGTTTGATTATAATCTAGGCAAACCAGTTCGGTGTGTCTGGGGATTTTATGATTTTAAGAAATGTCAATTTTTTAGTCCAGTAAATAGTTCTACAGTTGGCAAGCAAGTAGATTTCAAAAATACTAGAAACTATACTGCCATGCCAATCAAACAAACTCCATTAGAAGCGGCATATGTATGAACCACAAGTTAATCATTATGTAAAGTGGAAACCACATATTGAGGGATGGGTGTATTTCAAGGATAAGAAATATATTACCATTGAGATAGGAGTCAAACCAAAAAATGAAGAGAACTATGAGGCATGTTCCATTCATCGCAATGATCGTTTGATGGTTCTGTGTTATCATAATCAATGGAAAGAACTGACATATGTAAGATCAAGAGAATCAATCTATGAAGAAAAAGAAAACGTTGTGGAGATGGTGGGCGAAAGCACTTGGGGAGAAAGCAAGTAAAAATGACAGAGAATCAGACCACGTTGCTCATATACGGACTGTTATATTCGGTACTTATCTCATTACTAATCTATTCATTATCGCAGGGGTCATAAGACATT